ACCTGCAACACGGCGAAGCCGCTAACTGTTCTTAGATTCAGAGCCAGAGGTAATTATCCCAGCCACCGCAAAGCGGCGTGCCCTTGATGGCACGAAAAAGAACTGCTATACTGCTGTAATCGACGGAAAAACTCTAACTGTTCTTGAGTTCTTCGCCGTCGGTGATTAACCTACAGCAGTTCTTTTTCGTACCGTCAAGGGTGGCGGTTGGCTACCACAACCTAAAAGATCTACAGTTTTCAAGGTTCATCTGAGCCTTTTTCTTTTGCTCAATTTTTTCATAGGTCATTTGACACTATCTTCTTAATGCGTGTCTAAGTTCCAACGTTCCACCAAAACTGCCGTTAAAGGTAAAAGTATTTGATTCAATCTCTACCTGCAGGTTATTGATTACATCACTATCCATGTAAATGATATCGGCTGCATTGAGCCTTGGTTCGCCACGGTATTTAACGTTATAAGAAGTATTGTTCTTATAATAATTTCCAAGCCATTCTGCTACGTCCTGTGCGTGTTTCTGCGTACTAATTAACTGATTTTCAAATGTAACAGTATTTCCTACACTCGCAAGATTTTGTGTGTAATACACCGAATCATCATTTGCTTGCGGCTTTCCTTGTTCATCATTTGTAAATGTAAATACTCTTACCGAAACTGCTTTATTCTGCGCTTCTTTGTATCCAATTGGGTTTTCTAACATATCCTGCTTTTTCAAAGTATAGCCGGATAAATCTCCAAAAGATACCTTGTTGACAAGAACTCTGTCATTCGGATATGCCTTGGTAAATTCCAATGTCATTCTGTCAAATATGCTAAACTCATGATAAAGAATATTGCTCTTGCTTAAGTCTTTAAACTCCACAGTTTCAACAAGTGAATCATTTCTATACGTATGAATAAGCATATTCTTTGGTGGGTTTCCATCGAAATCAACGTAAACACTGTAATATACATATCCTGCCGGTAATTTTACTGTAACGGATGGATTGGTCTTGAAATTTCCATAATCATCCGATACTTCCGCACTGACAAATGATGTTGCAAGATAATTTCCGTCCTCCGGCATAAATACCATACTTCCATCCGTGGAAAAGAAGTTCTTTGTCATGTCGGCATAAATGTAACTGCTTCCTTTGATGATATTTTCCGGGTGCGACCAAGTACTCGCTGATTCGGTTGTAACCGTCAAATCATCCGGATTAAGTACCGTTGCAAAATTTGCTTTTATGCATGGCTTTCCCTCTTTGTTCTGATATAAAATACATCTACCGGCATTTGCGATCAATTGTAAGCACTGTGCGTATGAAGCTTCCGGCAAAGGATTTGTGACTGTAATATCCTTAAGACATTCATCTATTTCATATTCATCCGGTTCTAATCCGTATGCGGTCAATACCGCTTCTGCATCGTCATACAGTGTACGTGTGTGGATTTTATTGCCGGCTGTGTACTTATCTGTCATAAATGCAAATATATCTTTTGCAGTAAAACTCATTGCACCTTTTTGAGATTTCCAGCTTGATAAATACACGTTCGCCATTTGCAACCACTCAATGGTATCGTCTGCTAATGTCACTCCCACTGATACCGGTATTTTCTGTCCTGCCTGTAAATAATTGATAAAAGAATTTCTATCGTCTACATTGAATCTATTTTCAAAATCGTTAACTGTAAGCGAGTAATCAACACTTGGTAATTCTTCACATACTGCATTGACCTGTTCTTTTAGTGTTGATGATTTGATATCATCATTTGTAAAATTCAAACCGACACCCATTAATACTTTGTTAATTCTTAATCTTTGCTGACCGCCAGCCATGGCGATTGGTATAATCTGCACATAAGACGTTTCGCCCAAAGTATCTGTTGTGGTATAATTCATTGCATCATTCGTATATGTCTTTTCAATCGTTTCCGTCTTAAGCTTGAATGATGTAGGATAACATTCATCAAAGTCAATTGAAAAACCTTTGATTTCGTATGCTTTATCAAATCTGATCGTGATTGTTCCGAGAATATCATTCGTTGTACAACTTCTATTCTGTACGAATTGTGCAAATTCGTTATTCTCCGGAAGAAACAGCATACTTCCGTCTGCTTTGAAATAATTCTGCTCCAAAGTCGCATATCTTCCGTCCACATCTTTATTGTTCAAAGGTGTGTTCTGGTTGCTCCAATATGCAAAACTACCATCAAGAACTGCTGAACTTTGTGCAAACTGATTTATGACACCGACAACAACAGTCATATAGCCTTGCTTTCGTATCATGCTATCCATCATTTCTTTATATTGTCTTGATACTGTCTGCATTAATCCCACCCACAATCAATCAAATTGAATTTACAAGTCGAATAGTTCTTATAGAAAATACCATCCAGAAACAGTGGCTTTCCGCTTGTATCTCCCGGGTACATATAAATGGTATGCCTTTGGTTATCGTCGCCAGTAAATGTCACTGGAACAAAAAATGGTTCTAATGCGGCTTTCATCATTTTCCATGTAGCGGCATCAAGACCATTCCATTGTAGATTATTCAATTTCCATAATTTTCTTCCGACAAGCTGTCCGACAACTGCATTATTGGCATTTCTGCCGGAATTTACTGTCTGTGAATGTATGACTTCCAATCCTCTTGACGGATAAGGGAATTGCACACCGTTCACAATCAAAAAATCAGATGTTTTTCCTCTCATAAAGCCACCGCCTATAATTTTATTAGGTCAACAACTATTTGCCTTAAATAGCCGATTTATTGCAATAGAAAAGCACTTACCCTTTAATTTGATGTGATAAGTGCTAGTCTTGATAATTTAATAAAATGTAAATCCGCAACTGTTACACATGATTTTCTTCTGTGTATACGTCTGTTCTTTCCTTACAATTTTTTCTTTTTTATTCATAAGTGTAAACGGATGTAATGGATTCAGGTTCGCCGTGTATCTTGTCTTAGTTTTTCCCGGAACATATCTTTGCTCTGTATACCAAGAACAATCCGCACTATGGCATCTTGGACAGTAAACCTCTATCTTTTCCCCGAATAAAGTATATTTATATATCCCTTTAAAAAATGGGTCTGCTTTTTTCTCTGGTGGACTATTTCTCATGAACGCTCTGGCGATTCCTGTTACTTCCGGTTCTCTATTTCTCCTGTCCGGTTCTAAGAAAGTTGTCTTTTTATTTTTCATTGTTGAATAAGGTGTTATACGCATTCCGCATGCTTCACAATAATCTGCATCTTTTTCGTTTCTTTCTCCACAAAATTCGCAATACGTAAAGTTATCTTCGCATTCCTCTTCGTGTTTTTCTTCAAAATCATGTAAGTGTTCCTTGATTGGAAATCCACATCCTATACATATTTCAGCTTTATCAGAAATTTTTCTTCCGCATTCCGGGCATTTAATAAGAGCCATGGTTCATTCCTCCGTCCTATGGACAAATTGTACCTCATTCAAAGGGAAAATGGAAGCCTATCCAAAGATAAACTTCCATACTATTAAGTAGTTCTTAATGTCAATCCCATTGCACGTTGCCCTCTTATGTTCGCCCTAGCAATATCCTTATCGCCTATATTTACTGACATATCTTTATCAGCAACCTCTCTTGTATTCTGCGCAATCTGCGATAAATACGGAGATAATATTTGTCCTACTGCATCAGCAACACCTTGTGATACACCGATGGAAACTGCTTCTACGATTTGATCGTTATTTGCGACTGCATTTCTATTTCCGATTCTACCGACCATCTCATTCAGTCCGTTTTCACGAGCCATGAATAGCTGTCCTGTCTCTGGGAAACCGCCTGTTTCAAATGTTGGTATTCTGCCAAGGTTAATGCTTCCTGCTGGTACTAATTCTCTTCCAGCAATTACAACAGCATTCCACGAAAACGAAAGCTTATCATTAACCCAATTTGCGAAATTGTTCCAAATTTGTTTTGCGCCAGCAATTGCATTATTAAACGCTTGTTCAATACCATCTTTAATACCGTTAAAAGTCCATCTTTCTTTTGTGAATTTAGGTTTAACCCTTTCGTTCCACCATTTGTAGAACCCTGTATTTTCCCACCAGTTCGAAAATTCATTCCATTTACCAGAAAGCCCATCTTTAATGTTTGTTCCGAAAGTAGACCATTTTTCTTTTGTAAACCACGGTGCCACATCACTATTCCACCACTTGTAGAACCCGGTATCAGTCCACCATGTATCAAATTCTTCCCACTTTTCCGATAATCCATTTTTTACATTATCCCCTAATTCGTTCCATTTCTCTTTCGTAAACCACGGTGCTACATTTTCATCCCACCAGACGACTATGCCTGTCTCGCTCCACCATGTGCTAAATTCAATCCATTTTTCTGAAAGCCCATCTTTGATGCCATTTCCTATCTCAACCCACTTTTCCTTTGTGAACCAAGGGAATATGTTGTCTTCTGCGTATTGTTGCGCTTCCCCCCATTTTTGCGATAGCTTTTCTTTGATATTATCAATTTCTACGGAAAGATTAAATTTAAAATTTCCCCATGCTTCGTTCAGATTATCCTTTAATTCTCTGATTTTTTCTTGCAAATTAGGTAATACAACTTCTGCGTGTAAATCAACATCATCAAGACCATTTAAAGCTTTCCATTCATCAATCCATTCTTTTAGACTGAATCCGCCAGAAAATTGACCATTCGTTTCTTCTAAATTCTTATTAAAATTGTCAAGTGCCTTATTGTAATCATCCAGATTTTTATAATCTTCTTGGTTAGGCATATCTTTTAACCATTCTAAATCTGGCTGTCCACTAATAATTCCACCGCCAATGGCATCTATCCAACCAAAAGGATTTAATGTTGTTTTCACGCCAGTAGAAAATCCATCGGAAAAGCTTCCACTTTCCAAAGATTTTTTAAAATCGTCATTTGCTTTATCAAGACTGTCCTTGCCAACTTTTACAGATGCAATACCAACTGCCAATGATACAGTTATTGGTATAATATATGAAAGCATTGATGTTACGGATGAAGCCCCGAATGCACCTGCAAATTTATTTGCAATTAATGATGCTATTGTTTCTTTAAACAATGTGCTAGTTAATACTTTTCCTGCGTATTTAAGCGTAAATGCACCGATAAGGATTGCAACTGTATCAACATCTAATTCTGATAAAAAGTCTTTAATTCCATCAAATACGTCTTTCCATTTTACCTTTTTAATGGCTTCCTTGATGGCATCCTTTAATCCTTTAACAAAAGTATTTAACGCTTTTCCAGCCGCCTTAAAATCAAACGTGGAAAAGAACGTGTTAATTCCCTCTGCGATTGAATCTCCAAGGTTATTCCAATCAAAAGTTTCGCCAAACGACAATGCCGCATAAATAGCCGTATTCAAAGCACTGGCAATCGTCATGCCGACATCCCCGAACAATCTCGGTGTAATCAGTCCATTAAGAAACTGTGCAAATCCTGTTCCGAAGTTATTAGCAACTCCATATACGGATCCCCAGTTAATTTTCTCTAACGCGGAAGAAATACCATTGCTGATATATGTTCCTATGCCCTCATAATCTCCACGCTTAAATGCACTGCAAATAGTGTCTGCAATCTTTTGTGCTTTGTTCTCCGATTCTGCAAAGGCTTTATCCCATACAGTTTCATAATCCTTTAATGCGTCTGCGATTGCACCGGATAAATCAACACCGCCGCCAGCACCGCTACCACTACCAGATGAACCACTGCCGGATGTCGGGTCATTGATGTTTAATTCGTCAATTCCAAGTGTAACATCCTTAAGCTTTTTAGCGGCATTTGCCGCACTTCCAAGGCTATCAGCCGCATCGTCCGCATCGTCTCCCAAGTCCTCAAGCCCCGTTCCATATCCTTTACTTGTTCCATCCTGTAAATCTTTCAGCCAGTTCGAACCGAAGAAATGGAAACCAAGTGTTGTGAATAACCGGTTCAGTGCCATTACCATAGCATTAATAACCGGAAGTACATTTTTTACAATTGGAAGTAATAAGTTTCCGATTGTTCTCGCAAGATTTGATATCTGCTGTTTCGTGATTCTGTACTGGTTTGCTACAGAACCAAGTGTATTTGCTTGGTCTCCCCAAGCAACCTTTGACTGGTCTAAAATCGCAATCAAACGTAACTGCATCTTTTCTGCCTGCGTCATTGCGGACAGAGATTTTGTTACACCAAGATTATATGCATACTGTTGTAATGTGGCATTTGTAATATCAATACCGAATTTATACAGTGCCCTTGACTGTCCAATCAATCCAGACTGGAAGTTTGTCATAACAGATGACAAATCCTCGTTAGTATATGAGGACATATCTGCCGCCAGCATGGACAATGCCTTTGCCGTATTGGTACTGGTTTCTCCACAAAGACCGACTGCATTAGTCACAGATACAATCTTTGCCTGGTAGTTCATTAACTGCTCTGGGTCAAGACCGAGGTTCTTATTCCCAGTCAGAGATAAGTCTCCAACATCTCCAATCTCATACCCTGTCATTTTTAAGGTAAGAGTCTTTAATCTGCCAGCAAACGAATTGGCGTAAGCTTCAGCACTGTCATATCCGTATTGCTCAAACTGCTTTCCAAATTCAGTACCGATTTTATCAATCGCAACATTCCAGTAGTTGAACGTTTCAACATAATCCATCGAGGACATGACAGCTTTCCATGCTTTCTGTATTCCTCTTGCAACCATAAAGAAGTTTGCGTAGAAAGAACCAGCAATTTGTGCAAAACTCTTAAAGCTTCTTCCACTCTTCTGTGTGCTGGCAGTAAGCGTATTAAACAGTCTCGATAATTTACTTGCACTTCCGCCAGTCTGTGAAGCGGCTGATTGCGTTCCCTTTAATCCCTGTGCCAGATTCGCCAAAGCATTTGTCATATCTATGATATTCTTGCTCATTTGCGGTGCTTTGGAAATTGTTGTCATCATTTGATTAAAAGCTGTTGCAAACTTCGGCATATTCGCCATTGCACTTGTAACGCCCTTATTCCCAAGTTTGGAAATATTCTTCGCAAACTCACTGATTGCAGACGCATTTGTAGATGCCGCACTGAAAGAGGACAACTGCTTAGCCATTACTCCAAGTGCTGACGAAGTAGCATTTATGCTTGCCGTATTGATGGATGCAATTTTCTGAATATTACTTGAAAGTCTTGTGAAATCAGATGTCTTGATATTTGACATCCCGGAACTTGCCTTACAGATTTTCTCTATTCCATTTGCAAATCCAGTTAAATCACTTCCATTGATTTTTCCAACAGATGAACTTAACTTCTCTAATTTGCTGATAAATGCATCTAAAGCTCTATTCGCTTTTACGGCAGACGCTTCAATCTCAACTTCCAGACGGTCAATATCTGCTGCTCCCATGATCTCACCAACTTCCTATAGCTTTTTAAGGTCAATGACTATCTTCCAACGTGATAGCCAGTAAAAAGAACGGACGCTATGACACGTCCGTTCCTTGATTTTCGTCAAATTTTCTATTAAATTCTTCTATCCACAATTTAAACTTCTCTTCCGGAGATAAAGGTTTTTCCTTTTCTACCAGTGAATAAGGCTTTTTCGGATATTTTGCATTTTTATTAAAGCATGATGCAATTGCTTGATGAACGTATAAGCCTTGATAATATGCCGCCACGTCCATAAGCTTTATTTGCTCTTCTTTTTCTTTGATGTACGTATCTTGGTACATGTACATATACTTAGGATTAAGCTCCCAGAACACATCAATAGGTATTCCCATTCTAAGTGCCGCTGGAAGCCATACATCATCAATCAGTCCAGAAAATGTGACTTCTTTTTTTTCGACAACTTCTACTCCGTTTTCTGTTGTGCAGATTTCTTCGTAGTCTTCTGTGTCTCCTCGCTCTCCTTGAGGAGTTTTTTGAAAAAACCGCTGTCACCGATTGCATTTACATAAGCAGTGTAAATATCCTGTAAATCGCCACCGCCATTAACGTGCTGGTCTGCTAAATATTCTGCCTGCTCAACAGGGCAATTTACACAAACAGCAATAAAAGCTGCTACTGCTGTAAAGAAGTAGCCCGGTGAGTTTAATCCGGTCAGTGGCAATCCCATCTGTTCAAACATTCTCGAATGTCTAAATGTTAATTCCGGTACCTGATAAGTTTTGTTGTTAATTTTTACTGTTGCCATAATAAATTCTCCTTTTCAATCTTAGGCTGTTGCAGCTCCGACTGAAATCTTTGTGGAAGGCGATACAGAAATGGTCATTTCACGAACACCATTTACTTCTCCCTCGTTAATGTAAACTGAATGCTGTCCTTCCCATGTAGCTACACCATCTGCTCCGTTAGTTCCCATTTGCAAACGATATTTCAATGGTGTCCCCTCTTTTGCCTTTACTGACGTATAAGCTTTCAATGTGTAGTTTGCGGTAAACTCCATAGCATCCTGCGACTGTACACCTGCAATGAATGTCTGTGATTCATCTTCAAGGTCTGTTGTTTCAAGCTGATCCGGTGCACCGCCTAACTGTGGATAAGACTTAATCTTACACAGTTTTTCCCATGTTGTACCATCTGTACTTGTTTCCAAAATCGTTCCAATCGTACTTACTGCTTTCTTTTCTACTTCTGCCATATATTTTCCTTTCCACCGCTATCTTTTTGCGGTCAGCGAACACCTCTCGAGTTGGTGTCCGGTGCATAAAAATAAGAGCCTTTCGGCTCTAAGTTTCATTTATCTAAACCCATTAAAATCAATGGGTCTATTCTGTTTGTATTTCTTCTATCTTGTCTCCGTCTGCGTAAATCCGTTGGAATCTTGCAATCCAGCGGCTTACGTTTGGATCTGCTGCATTTGCAACAGGTACTGGACCGGCTTTACATTGCCATCCGTACTTAAGCATTATTTCTTTTGCCTTACTGCAAATCGTATAACAAGTATTATCAGCAAGGTTTCCGACTGCATATGCTGATATAGTAATCATTGGTGTCTGCGATCCTTCGTTTCCTTCCAAATCGTAATTGCCACCATAGTTATCACCTAAAGATACATCGCAATACGGAAAGTCTGTCTTTTTCGGCGTGATATATCTCCCAACCTTACATTGTGGATATGCAGTTTTCATTTTCTTTTTAAAATGTGTACAAAATGTATTCCATTCAAATGCCATTATCTAAATACCTCTCTGGCTATTTCTACAACTTTTTCTCTCAACTCTTTTCCTGCATTGTACATAGGCATCTTCGAAGAAATACCGGTTGAATAGTGCCATTCGCCTTGTAAGTCCATGTACCACCAACCCGGTTCGTTTCCATGCGTACCATAGGTGCCAGTTCCAACACCCGGAATATTTGCCGGATTCTGTGCCGGAAGTCCAGCGCCAAATTCTAACATCAACGCCGGTGAAATCTCTTTGCTCTGTATACCCTCTTGATTCTGCCATTGGCTTACAATCTTCTGCGAATCTTCCATGAAAAAGATTGCCTTGCATCCAGCTTTTTCCGGTGTGATTTCAGAGGATAAGCAAATATACTTGCCAAATCCACTGCTGCCGATATGAGCCTGTGAAATCTTAATACCCTCGTTGCAAAGACGCTCACAAAGTTGCTGGCATTTAGAATCAAGGCTGTTTTGGTATGATTGCAATTCTTTAATTGCTCTGTTGATTTCTGATACGGACAAACCAAAAATAATTTTCTTTGACATCCTTTCTCCTCAACTTTATAATATGTGTCAATAACCATCTTGGAGGTAAACATATGACAAAGCCACAAATTAAATTTCTTAAATTACTGAATAATAACAGTATGACTGCGATTGAATTATGCCAAAAGCTCAATATCAAGCCCTTCAAAAACGATGTTGGCGGTTATTACAATGCCCTTAATGACAGTATTGGGTATTTAACCTCAGATGAAGAACAAGAGATTGATAAATGCTTTACAATCTCATTCGATAACACTAATACTGCTCCAGGTTATGAAGTCTATAAAATAACAGATGCTGGAAAAAAATTTTTAAAGCATTATTCAAATGAACTTTTTAACAGAACAATTTCTATAGCTGGACTTATTATAAGTTTTCTCGCATTAGTTGTTGCTATTATGTCATTTCTTTTCCGGTAATTTCTTAATCGCAATTACAATTCCATTCAGACTTTTTGCTGGCGGCGCAGCAACCTCATAGTTGGCACTATCGCCATTTACGGAACCGTCCTCATTGTATTGTGGCTCACAGCCAATCCATAGCCGTGTCAGCTTGGTAATCGGGCAATCCATATCACAAGTAGATATTGTCCGGGAATAATCAACGCTACTTCCGAACACATCAGCCTGCACATCGCCCTTACCTGCGGAAATGTTTGCATAAAAAAGAACCGGGTCATTATAACCTGGCTCTGTTCCTATCTCGACTGGAATTTTCTCTCCGTCAATCTCTATGTACTTGATATTACCGTCCTCGTCACGGTCGTACACATTTTTCTCGGCATCGTAGGTGGCGTAATAAAACGGTTGCTTATTTTTCTTTAATGAACGCATATATCAATCCTTATACAGCTTATACTTCAAATTTGCCTTATCATTTAAAAGTTTGTCTTTTTTTTCGTCTATCTCTTCCATTTTTTTTGCCACAATTTCAAATTCAGAATAAACGATTTGCGTACCTCTCACATTCCTTAAATGTTCAATATATGGAAATGTTTGATAGTATATTCGAACCATTACATCCCCAAACAATCTTTCCAGTGTATAAATATCATATACGCCTATGTTAACTCCTGTACATATTAATTCCAGTTTATTTAGATACTCATGTATCATGTTGTGGAATTCTTTATCCTTTACAATTTGATGATATGTCATATTATTTGTATTTGTGCCGCTTATATATAATCCTATTGTACTCATGAAATTCTTTTTCATTATCTCTAAATATTTCAATAGTTGATTTCTTTTTATCTCTTTCGTATGCTGCAAAATTTGTTTTTCTTGACAACATAAATTCAAACAATGCAATAATAACACCTATACACGTTGCCACATTAACCAAATATAAAATAATAAAACTCATAATTCTAAATTCCCCCTTTTGCAGTCATTATACGGCAAAAGGAGAACTGCTACAACAATATTTTAGCGCACCGCCCACCACCGCTTAACGTGCGCCGCCTGCAACCATATTACCGACACCGGCAAAATGGTCACGCACAATCTTCTTTACCGCTTAACCCTGCGGTCGGGAGATAAAATGGATCACCTTATCCTTTCTGAATAACTGTTGCAAAAGGAATTACTTCCCTTAAAATGTTTTCCCTTGGATTCCATGCCCGGCTGATACCATTTTCACTGTGGTTCGTTTCTCCCTCGGCTCCTACATGGTTAAAATCATATATGGCAAGTTCCCTCACTATGTCATACATGGACCGCATATCATCATCTATGAAGTCCTCTGTATGATGTTCCTGGTAGTTTCGTTTCCGTTTTACAGTAAGATAGGCTCCCTTAATCTTTGAGGACAAAAGAGCCTTGTCCGAATCATTCTGCAACTCTGAAACCAGTTCGGCTTCCATATCAGTTTGTAATTCTTTCAAAAGCTCTTCCATCCAAGATCATCTCCTACTCGGTCTTTGCTGTTACAGTTGCATGGCCTGCCTTAACAGCGTTGTAAGACTTATCACACTCAACAATAGTAATTACTTTGCCGGATTCAGCTTCGATTTCTTCAGTGCCATTCCATGCATTCCATGTTCTTACTGACTGTCCCAACTTAACTGTTGTTTCAGCTTCGCCTACTTTGTATTTGTAGGAATTACCCTCAGTCAATGGCTCTGTGATGGTAATCTTGGTCTTTCCAGTAACATTCCCTGCTGCGGATGCAACTGTCAGTGTTCCAAGTGATGTAGGTTCATCAGAATCTGCCTTTGAAACGGAATAGACTTTTCTTGCCATATCTCCATCAGTCGGCATCGCTGCAGACAGATTTGTAATCTTAGCAGAATACCATTCAGGGCCATGGTCAAGTCCAATCTGACCGAAAATCTGTTTCTTAGTACCAGCACCAGTCTTTGCTAACTCTTCCAAAAAGAAGTTGCCCTTTCCAGGTACAAGCTGTTCGACAGGAGCCATAATGAATGGGTCAAATAAAGCAACTGTTCCAGCAGGTAAGTAGAACAAGTCTTTTAAATATACATTTCCAAGTGGAGTAAGTACCTTGTCAACGGCAATACCATTAACATCTCTTCCGCTCTCAACGATTGTAAGACCGTTTGCTACAGCATCTGCATTTAACTGCATTCTGCTTGTGGAATCAAGACCAAGGACAATATTGGTAATATCTCCGTTTGCTTCCTTGATGCACTTTAAAGCTTCACACACCAGCATAAAGGAAAGTTTCTTTCCATCAGCATCAAGGGCATTTGTGGTAATTGCTTCAAGCAGGCCTCTTGACTGGTTCGCATCATTATCGTTTGTGGACTTATGGAATTTGCCATTGAGGAATGTGTACTCAATGTCCTGTCCGATCTTTGCCATCTTTGCTGCAACCTGGAAATCCTCTTCAGAAATTGGATTAGCCTGCTGCCCTGCAATATTGATTCCACTTAATGTACCCATATTGGACATTTTGCCGTAAGAAGTACCAACAGATTCCTGAAAGATCTGCGTTACGTTAGTTTTCTGTTCTCTTGTAATAATAGAAGCATTCGGAGCTGTAAGAGACTGCGCTTCTGAAATTTTAGGCTGACTTCCTGTTGCTGTCTCGTACTCCTGTCCTGTTACGAACTCTGTGCTTCCAGAGTATTTTCTTTTCGCACCGATCATAGTTGAGAACGGTGTCTTTGTGTTGCCCTTATTAAAGAGCATACCGGAAAAATTAGGAGTGTTACCACTCATTGCGAATACATCTGACATTTTTTAACCTCTCTTTCAAAATAAAAATTTAATGTTTTACCGCACTCGCTGCCGCCTGTTGGCGAATCAATGAAGCCATAAGTGCCATATCGCCACTCGCCTGTGCTTCCGCGATCTGCTTGCTATAATCAATCGTTGTCTGGTTTCCTGCTGGAGGTGTTGGCATATCTTTCAGCAAATCGGCTTTAATTGCTTTCTGTAATGCTTCCTCATGCTTTTTTTGCAAACGGAAAACAGTGTCCATATCGCCATCGTAAAGAGCTTCGGCAATCTCTTTTGCATCTTTCTCGTCATACTTCAATGCCAAATGTTGCTTTTCGTACTCTGATACCTTAGATGAACGACGAAGAGTTTTTAATTCCTCTTCGATCTGTGCTTGTTTTTCAGCATCTTCAATCTGCTTTTGTTCCTGCTCACTTGCTGCTGCTTTCCATTTTTTCTTATAGTCAGCTGCCTCCGAATTTGCTTTTTCCAGAAGGGTTTTGGGTACAAATCCGTCATACTGGCTCTTGTCGACAAGCTCACGCTCTGCTAAAGCTGCGTTAATGTCCTCGAAAGTCATGTCCTCTTTGTACGCATCGCCTAATAATTCTTTTAAATCTGCCATAATATCCTCCTTGCGTTTGTTCAAGCGGTTCCCTCCGCATTAGAATTCCGTTTTAATGACTTGTCTTGTCCTTTGCGTTTTTAAATAGCTTCCCTGCTATGTATAAAAAAAGAGAGACTATTTCTAAGCTCTCAAAATATCAATTATTCATCAGCAACAGATACCTTTGACGGCTGATCTGACATATCTGGTTGATTTTTCTTGTATGGATCGCCATTCGAAGTATCTTCCGTTTCGGTCTGATTATCCTTGAACAAAATCCGATCAATTCTTTCAGCTGAATCAAGCGCAACCTGCTGTGGATCGGTAAACAGTCCAACGACTTCAATGGCTCGAAGCGGATCAATACCAATTCCGATAAGAGCAGACAATGAATTGCACTTTGTCGCAAGATCGTATGTACGGGACCGAGAGAATTTGATTTCAATATCTGAAAGATTCAATTCTGCAATGTCCGTATCAACCTCATTGCTATCTTTGATGATTTTTAAGATAATTGCGGTTTCTCTTCGCTCGGATGCCGACCAAATCTGTTCTTTTTCTTTTGCGTCCGTTTCCGCGGCCATCCAACCGGTAGACATATTCGTTGCGCTTCCTGTACTTCCACCAGAAAGTTCCGATCTGCTCGGCGTATTTGTAATGTCAAGAATCTGTTGCTTTACATAATCAACCAAGGTCTGATTTTCCGACTGGTTAAGAACGCTTTCAAGGTATTTAAGTGTTGCCGTTCTGCCCTGTTCCGACTTCGTAAGAATCATTCCATCATCACGAAGTTTTTTATATTGCTCCGTATCAAGTGCAACATTATCGCCCCAAAGAATGTTTTGAACATGCTGTGCTATATCATTAACTCGGTCAGAATCAATGGTATTCAACGCATCCATAAGAGGAATAACCCTCTCAAAACATCCCATACGGTCATAATCATTGATATACTCAATAATCGGCACCATACCTACTGTGTTTGGTTTTTCCTCAAACCAATCTTCAAAGCCTTTTGTTATTCCCATTTCAATCTTGAAATAGGAAGTCTTGGTATAACATCCAAACGTAACGCTTCCATCCCGGTGTGGGAAATAGGAAACTCCAAGAATCGGTTCCCGGTATGCATCATTACTATAAACAACAAATGTGTTCATTGGATTCAGCACTAGCAGATCAAATACCGAAACTCCGGTTTTGATCTTCTTCGGAAGAATCAAACGATAACCAACGCCACAAGTCTTTACATCCTTTGCAAGCATCAGGTCTTTTGCCGCTTTACATTCTTCCACCATCATTTCATTGATGGCAGAAACCCTTAGATCTTCCTTTTTACTTTCATCTGATGTGAACAGTTTTTTGAAAAAAGAAAAAAGAGCATTCCGGCTCTTAATATCCTTTCTTGCCCTCTGGACATATGAAATCGGAGAACCGAACTCATAGCCGAGCTTAAATTCAAGAATTTCAGATGCCATATTATCAACGATCTTCTCATTGATTTCTGGTCGGATCTGTTTTTCACGATCAAGAATAGGCTGTCTGCCTTTCACATACTCAAACAGATAAAGCATTTCTGCCCTATTTTGCTCATGAATAGCGTATGCTTCCCCAAGAACTTCAAGGATATTCGTCTTATCAATATTCGTTTTGTCACAAAATATCTGCTTTCTTCCGAAAAGCTCCACTATATCAACCTCCAAGCACCAAAAAAGAGCCTATGAACTCTCATTCATGGCTCTCTCAATTCTTTCGACACTATCACTATATCACGAAAGTATGTCCTTTTTTTCCGCATTCTCATTATCCCTTGTTAATATCCAAAAGGTAGAAGAAGTGTCTGCGTATCTCATAAAATGCCGATTTTCCAATTGGCATATCCTCACAGGCAATCAGATATGTAACAGGAACCTCATAACATACAGACTTGATAATATATTGGCTCAAATCCTCTCCTGCCTGTTCTGCAGTTTCTTCAATCAGTCGGCATTTTTCTTCCAATCCGGTTCGCTTAATTGCCAGATTGCCAGTAGCATCTGCATTGTTATGCGTGATCGGCATATCTGTAATTTCAATGCTCTTAACTGTATCATTACTGAATTTCAACTGATTTTTCCATTCCGGATATTGCTCACAAAATCCGCAAAGTTCTTTGTACCGCTTACCTGAAATGCCATATTTCTCAAGATTCAAATTTCTTTTATTCAAAATACCACTCTCCCTTATATTCCAAGCGCCGCCCGGCTCATAATCTCAACCTTTGTCATACCACCATCAAATAACTGGAACAGCTGCACCAAGCCATCCGGACTATCATCATGTTCATTTTTCCCAAGTTGAGTAAACATTCCAAGTTCTTCCATTGCAGCTCTATATTCTTCACTCTGTAACTCTGGCTTAAGAAAATAAAATCTTTTCTTTATATCTGGCGCATACTGAATAATCTTTGCCATCTTGCTTATCTGGTTACTAGCTTTTGCCCAAGAAATATTGGTTTTAAAACCTTTATCTTTTAACTGGCGGTCAATATCTTCTGCGTATTCATCTCCACCATTATTGGCTTCGAATCTTTCCATATTCGGTTGATGTTGTAATGTTTTAGCCACAACAATAGGTTTTGTTGTATATTTATCTCCTTTATTAAAAATCCAATCAGGAATATATATTGGTCCATCATCAATACTTCCAAACAATTTTCCAAACGGCATTGACAAGCTATCATTTCCACCCCATGCCACGTCACAAGCTGCTGCTGTAAGACAATCGCCATCTGGAAGTACTCCATTGTAATAATTAAGCTCATCCAATGGAAAGAGTAACCCTTCACGAATAAATGGCATCTGCTGATATTTAGCCATCCATTCATTTCTATCCAACCTTTCTCGCATATTGCGATAGTATTCCGTAGAAAATCCAACGCCATAATCATATTGGAAGTTTGATTCATCCTTTTCATTAAGTGCCGGTATCTTTCTAAACCGGTATTTCGGATTGTCTTTATTTTCTGCCTCGACACGTCCTAATGGGTCTAGCACGTTCCATCTTGTACCTACCATTAATTCTTTTGAACCATCATTTTTACGGTCAACAAGAACGTTTAAATAATCCTGATACCGATTTTCCAACCGGATAGGGCTTAATGATTCGGTACGATCACGAACCATATCATCCACATACAGATAACCATCTGAACTTATATCAACTGCACCTGTCCATGTACCGTCAATACCACGACAGGTTAATGTTGCAAATGCTTCTGTCGTGGAATAAAATAGTTCATTCTTTTCAGACGATTTACTTGCTAATTCGATTTTGGGGAATATCTCTTTGAATGTGTATTCCTCGTTTTCCGTAAGTTTAAATACATCTCGGTAAAATCTATCTGCAAGCACCCCGGAATGTCCAGACATGGCATTATGGCTCTCCGGATGCCTGCCGATAACCCATGCTAAAAAGAAAATACACATAGTAGACTTTCCGGTTCTTGGAGGAAGCGATATACCTAAAAATTCAATCTTTCTATCTTCCAGATCCTGCAAATCTTGAACGACAACCCCAAGCGTTTTCTTTCTAGGTTCATAGAATCGCTTCTCTGGTCTTCGATTCTTGTCCATGTAGAAAAGAAATGATTCAAAATGGTACGGAGCTTCAGCTTTCATGGCTTTCCAGTACAAATCATCCATCTGCACGACTTCAACATTGCTCTGAATCGCCCACCTGCAACAACCCTTGATGTACGAAGTGACTTTCAACGCCCATTCCGTGTCATTTTCCTTTTCAAATGCCACTTTCGCCACATCCAAAAGGTCGTACAACGATTGGTATTCAATTCCGTTTTGCTTTATGTAATTTTTAATGCTATCTGCTGTTGACTTTGTTTGTTCTGAAACCAAAAAAAGAGAGCCTCCTTTCCTCAAACCTTGGAAATTCGGCTCTCTGCGTAGGCACTCTACGACTGGTGCTCTGAATTATTCTATTTTCCTAATTCATCAATTCTATGTACAGTAGTTTCGATGTAATCAACAAGTTACCTTGCTAATATTCCATACTTTAAATGAACTTCGTCAGCAGATTTTGCACCATCGTTTGCAATTAAAAGCATTGCCTTATGTGCAATAGTTCCAATATCAGAAATCAGTCTGTTTTCTGTTCCTTCCATTTGTGTAATGTCCACTTGTCCGTCTGTTGCTTTTACCTCTAACATCATTCTACCCCAATTCTATTGATTTTCCCACATTTCGGGCATTTGATTTCAGCCTGTCCGTTGAATTTGCCTAAAAGGCGGTTGCATTTGCTACAACGCGCATCTGCCAATCCCTCTGGTGGATTCATATACCGTGCAAATGCGTCATGTTCCATCTGTTCAGTTAATTCATCTATTATCGATTCCATTAATTCTGCCATGCTCATTTTTCATCCGCCTTTCAAATTCTTCCATGTATTTTTGCAAAAATCACACATCTTTTACCTTTTCATAAATCAGCTTCGGCAAAAATTTATTATCAAAGCACAAGAAAAATATTCCATCAACAACCTCATACGCCTCATATTCCTTTATATTTCCTGTGATTTTATTTTTAACTTTTCTTTTGATTGGAAGTTGTTGCCCTATTATATAAAATTCGTTCATATCACACCTCAACACCATCGCATTTTGCATAAGAACCAAGACCTTTAATGTAATGGCTTCTCGTATCTTCAAGGTTTCTGCAATCTATGACTTTCCCCTCGTCAATACACTCTTGCAAGTATTCGCATTTATCGCATTTCGTATCTTTCTCAATGCGCGGCGTAGGATCTGCTTTTTGCTTTTTCTTGAATATTTTTTTAATAATTTTCCATAATCTCATTTCCGCACCTCAATCAAAACGTCAATCAGTTCTTCCAGTTCCTTTTCTGTCTTTTCTTTCGGAGTTTTTCTAAATCTTGTGGAAACATACTCTAAAATAGCTTTTATCTTCAAACATTCTCCTGGACAAGGAATATAATCCTTCGGTCTCGCAGTTTCTTTGCAGATATACTCTGCATTTTCCATGCCAAGACAGGATAAACGACCGGAATATATGGGTAATGCACTGCATTTGAATAATTCAGCATTAATCACTAAATGTTCTTTGTCGTATTCAAAATCCTTATCATGTGCCTTTAATTTTTCTTCGATACTTTCAAGAAACTCAATACATTGTTTTGTTGAATAGCCAACATAAACAAATTCAAAATACATACTCACACCCCATTTTGCGTAAAAAAATACCAACCATCGAATATTGACGGTTGGTTATTGGTTTTTATCAATATTTGCTATTTCAAAATGTGATATTCTGTCAAAATAAATCAGAACCTTTTCTTTCTCATCATTTGAATAATCTGCTAATTTTTTCTTTTCCCCATTATCCAATAAAAGATACTTTCTATACTTACTTAAGCAAAAGAATTTCGTTCTGCAATCTTCCAGTTCTTTTTCTGTTAATGAACCCTCATACATCAAGTTGCTATCTTTCATGTATACATAAATCCAAATAGTATCATTATACTTTTTCTGAATTACTTCAATTTCATTTTTTGCAAATGACGTATTTATTTTCAATATACTTTTTATTTTCTTCGCATCTTCGTCAAATTTATCGCTTTTTTCGAGTAAATTTACTATACATGGAACAGTAATAGAAAAGATTATTAAGAAAACATTGAATAGCACACCATTAACATCATCTATTATGTTAATAAATGGAATACGATTTACTAATCCAAACATCCATTTAATAATCACAACATAAAAATAACTAATAGCAATACTTTTTAATAATTTTCCTGTTGTGTCTTCCAATGTAAGTGAATGAAAGTAATAATACAGATACATTGTTATATACCCTGGATAGATATAGCATATGTATTTTGGTATTTCATTAATTATCTGAATGATATCATCTGGATTCACTATCTCTCCTCTGGTGGATTTTTAGTAGAGTCTGTTTCCTCCACCCTCTCGTTAATATGTCCATAATCTCTATATTCTCCATGCTCATGAGCTGGGCGTTGCTGATTATCATTTCTTTGATTATTATTATTATTGTTTCTTTTGTTATCGCACATATTTTTTCTCCTTCGTACAATGATAGTTAATTATATCACTCTTACTTTGCGTATTCAATATCCAACCGTCAATATTCAATTATCAATGTTCAAATGAAAAGTGCCGGAATTGAACCGACCTCACGGATTATTGGTGCACCTCACCGTAATTGCAGCCTTGCGATATACCTTTCCATAACCGGGAGCCGCTTTAACATTTCGGTTCCCAAGAGATCAGCTATATTTAAAATGTTGTTCAGACCCAACCGACAATAACGCTTTAAGTTTTGTGGGTTCATTCAAATATTGCATTGCCGGCAAGGTCTTTACGGGGACCTCATGCCTTGATCGCATGGCTTGAAATGCGAACCCTTGCAAATCTTTGCCATACTCTTTGTCCAATGATCTTCTGGACTTAATAAGAATCTCAACTCCAATCCATACAACGAGATGAAAAACAATCAAACCATATACAGTTACAATCATCAAAACTCCCTCGCTTTCTGAATCAGATTTTGCCACGAAAACCGTGGAATGGGGATTATAGGACTTGAACCTATGACTTCCCGGTTATGAGCCGGATGCTCTAACCAACTGAACTAAATCCCCGAAAACCGCCAAGCGGCGGTTAGCAATCATATTTATCGTGCCATGCGTTGCACTATCCAGTTTGCAGCCCTTCACTGGCAACTCATTGTTGTAGCTCTGGCACCGTGGGATAGGTGTCAGAACTATTGAAAGCTATATGGATTGCACGTCTGCAAATTACGGAACGGACGCCGTTCAACACCATATAGGCTTACATCAAATACCGCTATCTGCGGTGATCACCACCGGACGGTCTCGCACCGCCCTTAGCAGAATTGTCCTAGTGGCGAAGGAGGTGTGAATGAAACACCCAGAAGAAACCTTGTACGGAATGAATCGTTAAATCCATTCCTCAATTAGACTAGCAGGATTCGAACCTGCGAATGCTGGAATCAAAATCCAGTGCCTTACCGCTTGGCGATAGCCCAATGTTTTATTATCTCCACACAAGGAAAATATTTATAATCAACAACATAATCATGCTTCCAAAGCCTATTGCTGTAGGTTTATCCTTTGATTCTCTGCCAACAAAAAATAATAGCAAGATTAGTAAAACATCTAATGTTGATATGACCGTTTTGATAATTACCATTAATCTATTCCTCCGGCATATAATATATTGCATTTTCAAATACGGTTATTGAAGAGTTTGGAATATCAAGGTTTAAACATTTGATAGGCACATTCTTTGAACCAGCAAACTGTGCAATCTGTTCCTCGCTTAGATTCTCACTCATTAGTTGTATTGGACTGTATGCATTGTGCATATCAATAAACACTTGCCGTGCCCTTTGGCTTGATTCGTATTTTCCAATCGCTTGATTGTTACTGTCGATTCTGGCATACACATATTCATCCTGCGTCCAGAATGTGGTTCGGTCAAAATCGAATGAAAAATCTCTGTTTTGTGATACTACTCGCACTATTTACTCTCCCATTCATCACACGCATGATTGTACTCAACAAAATCTGCCACATATTCACTGTCGCTATTCACGCATATATAGCCATCTGTTTTGTCATATGAACCATACTGGCAAGTTCCGCAACACTGTTTACAATCTGACATATTAAAACCTCTTTTTTGTTTTTAAAAATTTTTGAAAATCGTTATCGAATGTAACTTTTGAATTTTTATCGGATGTGTAAATTGAATTTAAAAAACTCCGTTGATGTAAAATACACCACTCAACAGTTTATTATTTATCTTTATTGCAGGATCTGATAAAATCCCGGCGTGTTTAAAGCATTTAACAGTATGCTTATTGCAGATAATGTATTTAAGATTATTCGCATCTTTGTACTGCTTAAGGATTGCTTGAAATTCTTCATCCGTAGATGATCTTAACAATACATATCCATTTTGCATTCCTTCAAGCTTAGCAATCATGTTAATCACCCTTCCGTAGCTTTGCAGAAATTATGTGGCATCGTATGCATATATCGTTCATTGGCAGGCGGTCTTTTTGTTTGAAATTAGCTTAACCAACTCAGTTACCGCCCCGGGGTGCTTCCTGCTATACCCCTCCCCCGGGTCTATTCTGGATCAGCTCCGGGATGCTTGCAAGCACATTGTAATTGTGCATTATTCAAAAACAATTAGTACAATTTATCATTATGCCTTTCAACTATTCGTTAAACAAAACTATTGCGAATAGTTGACGTTTTCTAAAACCTCTGTATGACTTGATTTTGCTAGACTTTCAAATTGTGTGATAACCACGTACAATTTTATATTAAAAGTCCGCGTCTGGTGGCTTTAATTGTGCAGTGTTTTCTGACAATTCAGACAGGGAATATCGTTCCCTGATCTGCTCGATTGACTGCGTTTTACTGCTGTCCTGTACCCTTACGCCCGGCATATTAAAGCCGCAATACTTATTCAGCGATGGCATATAATTCATCGGGTTTCCTTTGCCGGAGACCTGCAATCCTACAAGGCTCTCTTCTCTCATTTCGTCAATCTTTTTCGAAATGTCGGAACCGAGAGAGCCGAGCGTGACGTCGTGTGACCATTCATTCAGCGTGTCTCTATGAATTCCTGTAAAGAATGTGAACCCTGTAATATTAATAATCTTTTCATAATCATTACACAAGTCAATGTACAGTTCTAATACTTTTAAAACTTTTTCTTTATCGTACTGATTATTTATATTACTTTCACTTTTCAAATACGCTGTATTATCTTTAAAGACATGATTATATATATATTTACAGCAGTTATACCATCTGTTTTGAGAAGTTTTACACATGTCTTCAATGTTTCGTTCTTCCATCCAGAGAGTAATATATTTTTCAATGTCATTTTTAAAAACGTCAACAGTAATATTATTTACTTCCTGTACTTCAATTCCCGACATGATTGTATACTCCTTTCTTCTGGATCTTGAAAATAAAAAATGCAACCGATACAATTCAATTCCTTGAACTGTACCGGCTGCATGACTTCCGTTTTCTTCGGGTCCTCGACGAATCAGCTCCGCCCGTTGCCCGAATGCCTCTTCACTTTTAATATCTTCTTGCCTATGAGATTATAAT